CGCCAAGGCAACGCTGTGACCGAGAGCATCAAGACTTGGAAAAATCTGGACCTGATGCAACTGACGGGCGCGGTGGTGGCCGAGTACCAGGCGCTGCCACCCAGCCAGCAGCCGCAGGAGATTTTGGTGGACTCCATTGGCCTGGGGGCTGGGGTGGTGGACCGGCTGCGGGAATTGGGCCTTCCGGCGCGGGGCATCAACGTGGCCGAAAGCCCTGCCATGGGCGGCACGTACAGGAATTTGAAGGCTGAACTCTGGTATCGGGCGCGAGCCTGGCTTGAGGCACGCGACTGCAAGATGGCCAAGGATGAGGTGCTGATCGCGGAATTGGCCACGGTGCGCTACAGCTTCACCAGCAACGGCAAGATTCAGATTGAGGGCAAGGACGAGATCAGAAAGCGCGGCCTGCCCAGCCCTGACAAGGCTGATGCGTTCGTGCTGACGTTTGCCAGCGATGCGATTGCCGGGATGTACGGCAGCGCGGCCAGCAGCAAGTGGAGCCAGCCGCTGCGCCGGAACCTGTCCAGAGTCGCATAATCTGGGGTAACCAACTGGAGGTTTTTTATGCCAATGAGCAAAGCGCAGAAGAAGGTCGGCAAGGTGATGGGTGAGTACAAGGCTGGCAAGCTGCACAGCGGCGGCACTGGCAAGGTGGTGAAGAACCCCAAGCAGGCCATTGCCATTGCGATGAGCGAGGCCAAGATGCCCATGCGCGGCCAGCGCACAGCCACCAACCGGAGCAAAAAATAATGGCCACTATGCAGCGCACCATGGAGCAAGCCATGGACCGTGACGAGATGGAAGGCGAGGGCGAGAACTGCCCCATGCCTACCCAAGACATCACGCTAAACCTGAAGAACCGGGCCAAAGCGATTACCAGCGCGGCCTACGGCCCTGAAAACCCCAAGCTGCCAAACCGTGCGTTTTGGGCCAAGAAGGCAGATGCATGGGATGTGTCTGAGCGTGACGCCAAGACCAGCCTGTGCGGCAACTGCGCGGCATTCAACGTGTCGGACGACATGAAGGAATGCATCGCCAAGGGCATCGGCATGGACGCCGACCCATGGGGCACGATCCGATTGGCTGATCTGGGCTACTGCGAGATTTTCGATTTCAAGTGCGCAGCCAGCCGCACCTGCGATGCGTGGGTGGTGGGTGGCCCCAACACGGGTGAGCAAGAAGGCGAGATGGAAGAAGTCGAAGGGGAAGACGATTGATCCCCATTTGCATCTCAACCGTGCATGGCAAGGGCTTGGCCGTGCTGCTGGAGTCCATCAAGCAGTACGCACCCGAATGCCCTGTCTACCTGCGCGGTCCAGAGTCGGTGATTGAGCAGCACCAGGCGTTCCTCAAAATCTACGGGCAGCCGAGCAACTTTGGCGACGACTACAACCATGTGATCGGTGAGGCGCTCAAGGATTGGAACGACTGCATTGTGGCCAACGATGACATTGTGCTGACGCCCGACAGCGTGAAGCTGCTGATGGAGGATGTGCAGATCATCAAGACCATGCACAGCGTGCGTGCCGGGTGGGTGGCGTCCAGAAGTGATGCCGCACGGCCTGGTCAAAACGTGCGCATCACCGAGCAGCCCGAGCGCCTGCACTTCTACAAATTCCCCTCCGAGGCCCACATCAAGATGGCCGAGGAGGTCAGCCCAATCTTTGCGTACATCACCAAAGATGCGTTTGGTGAGGGCTTTCCACCCCTGAACTGGTACTCCGACGATGTGCATTGCCGCGACCTGATCAACAAGGGATACAGCCACTTCATCAGTTCAAGCTACGTCCACCACATCGGAAGCCACACAATTGGCTTTGATGCAAAGCGACTGCACGACCAGGCCATGCCATGGCTGCTTGAGAACAGACCCGAATATGCAAAAGCCTGGTTTGACGCTTAACTTGGGGTCGGGCAAGGACTGGCTGGAGGACTGCCTGAACGCAGACATCCAAGCCAGCAAGAATCCAGACTGGTTGCTCGACATCACCAAGGTGCCATGGGGTGAGACAATCAGCACAAGGCTGGGTGAGTTGGAGATCAAGCGCGGCATGTTCAATGTCATCTTGGCCAACGATGTGCTGGAACACATCCCCGACTTGGTGGCGGCCATGACCAACTGCAAAGACCTGCTGAGTGTCGGCGGGGAGATGCGGATTCATGTGCCCTATGACTTGAGCCTTGGAGCCTGGCAAGACCCCACCCATGTCCGAGCGTTCAACGAGAACTCTTGGCGCTATTACACAGATTGGCACTGGTATCTGAATTGGCCAGATCGGTTTGAGTTGACACGGCTGGAAATGCGCCTGTCAGCAGTCGGTGAGGCACTAAAATTGCCTCAAGACGAAATCCTCCGCACGCCTCGGGCTGTGGACTCCATGTATGTCATTTTGACGAAGGCACAGCCATGAACGAGCAAGACATCACCAACACCATCAACACCGATGTGGCCGCAGTCACCCCTATGGATGACGACGAGTTGCAGGCCATCATCACGCAAGATTTGGTGGATGCGGTCAGCTACATCGACAGCGACATTTCGCCAACACGGGCCAAGGGCACCGAGTATTACCGTGGCGACCTGTTCGGCAACGAGGTCGAGGGCAACAGCAAAGTGGTGGCCATGGAGGTGCGCGACACGGTGAGCGCCATGCTGCCGAGCCTGATGCGCGTGTTCTTCAGCACCGAGAATGTGGTCGAGTTTGTGCCCCGTGGGCCAGAAGATGTGAAGTCTGCGCAGCAGGCCACGGACTATGTGAATTACATCTTCCAAAACGACAACAATGGCTTTCTGACCAGTTACGCCATCTTCAAAGATGCGCTGGTGCGCAAGTGCGGCATTGCCAAGTTTTGGTGGGAGGACGACGAGCAGGTCAGCATCGACCAGTACACAGGGCTGGATGACCAGACCCTTGAAATGCTGATGCAAGAACCTGCCAACGAGGTCAGCATTGTGGTGTCCTACCCCGACCCGAGTGTCGATGAGATGCAGATGATGACGGTGGACCCCACCACGGGTGCACCTGTGGCCATGCCTGCGCCCATGCTGCACGATGTGCAGATCAAGCGCATCACCAAGGATGGCCGCATCCGTGTGATGGCCGTGCCACCCGAGGAACTGCTGCTGGATCGCCGGGCACGTTCGTTTGACGACTCCACCATCATTGCCCACCGGCAGATGGCCACAGTGGCCGACCTGATCGCCATGGGCTATGACCAAGACGAGATCGAGGAAAACCTGTCCACCACGGACCTCGACAGCAATGACGAATACCTGGCACGCCAGCCGCTGTCCACCACATTCGGCACCAATGACGCAGCCAACCCGATGATGCGCAGGGTGCTGTATGTGGAGGCATATTCGCGTGTGGACTATGACGGTGATGGCATTGCCGAGTTGCGCAAGGTCTGCTGCATGGGCGGTGGCTACAAGGTGGTGCGAAACCTGCCTGCGTCTTACATCCCCTTTGCCGACTTCCCATGCGACCCCGAGCCGCACACATCGCCACTGGAGGCGATGAGCATTTTCGACATCACCCGCGACCTGCAAGAGATCAAGTCGGAAATCTTGCGCAACACGCTCGACAGCCTGGCGCAGTCCATCCACCCCCGCACCGCGGTGGTCGAGGGCCAAGTCAACATCGACGATGTGCTGAACAACGAGACAGGCGCGATCATCCGCATGCGTGCGCCCGGCATGGTCCAGCCGCTGTCCACCCCATTTGTTGGCCAGGCTGCATTCCCAATGATGGAGTACATGGACCAGATCAAGGAAGATCGCACGGGCATGAGCAAAGCGGCCATGGGCCTGAATGCCGATGCCTTGCAGTCCAGCACCAAGGCGGCAGTGAACGCCACCATCAGCGCCAGCCAGGGCCGCATTGAACTCACAGCACGCCTGCTGGCCGAGGGCATGAAGAAGCTGTTTAAGGGCATCTTGTTCTTGGTGGTCACGCATCAGGACAAGGCACGCATGGTGCGCATGCGCAATGAGTGGGTGGCCATGGACCCCCGCCATTGGGAG